ATCAGTAAACGAAGCAAGATTATTTGATGTTTCTGTTGTGACTTATCCAGCTAACCCGTGGGCGGGTGCAAAGTTACGTGGATTAGATATTGAAGATCTACATAAAGAACTTGTTGAAGCTAGAAGTGGGGATAAGGCAACAGAAATATTAGAAAGTTTTATTAACAAAGTTGAAAGTATTACGGACAATGATGTTGATGAAAAACGAAACAATCCCAAAGTTGAATTGTTAAAAATGAAACTTGAAAGGGACGGTATTCGTAAAAAGTCGTAGAGCCGTAGAAACGAAGTCGTATCACACACTTAAAATTTACACTAGACGCATAAGTAAAAGATAAACACACAAAGGAAATCATAGTGAAAAACATAATTGAAGCTAGAGATAGTAAAGTTGCTGAACTTGATCAATTAGTTGAAGAACTTGACACAATGGACGCTGGGGAAGAATTTGACGCAAAATTTGCACGATCCCAAGAACTACATGGTGAAATCAAGGATCTAAACGGAAAAATTGACGAAGCTAGGGAACTTAACGAAACTCTTGAAGCAGTTAAAGAAAGCAGAAATGCTTTAGGTGTGGAAGATGAAGATCTTAGCGAAAAAGAAGCTATTGTTGAAGTCAATGAGCCAGATCTATACAGAAAGGGTGGCGAACACTCATTTCTGGCAGACGCTTATGCCGCTAGACAAGGTGACTATAAAGCACAAGAAAGAGTTAATTCACACCAAGAATATGAAGCTAGAGATGTTGGAACTGGCGCATTTGCTGGGCTAGTTGTTCCACAATACCTTGTTGACGAATACGCACCAATTGCACGTGCTGGATCTGCGCTTTATAACGCAGTTCCTAAAAAGCCATTACCGGCTTACGGCATGAAAGTGGAAGTTTCCAGAATTACTACTGGATCTGGTGCTGGCGAACAAGCGTCACAAAACAGTGCAGTTACAGAAACAAACATGGACGATACTTTATTGACAGTTAATGTTGATACAATAGCTGGTCAACAAGATGTTTCAAGACAAGCACTAGAACGTGGTGGTCAACCGGGCTTTAGTTTAGAAAACATTATATTTGGTGACTTAGTTGCCGCATATTATGGAAAATTAGACGAATTGATGTTTGAAGGATCTGGATCTTCTGGACAACCTTTAGGTATCAGAAACGTATCTGGAATTAACACAGTAACTTACACAGACGCAAGTCCAACTGTTGCTGAAGCATTTCCTAAGTTAGCAGACGCAGTACAAAAAGTTAATGCAAATAGATTTGCACCGGCTACTGCAATACTAATGCACCCAAGACGTTGGGGTTTCTTCACTGCTGGATTGGATAGTAGCAATAGGCCACTAATCGTTCCACAAGGAAATAACCCAGACAACCCAATTGGCATTGGTGACGCCGCTTCTTATGGAAACGTTGTTGGAAACCTACTTGGTATTCCAGTAATTACAGACGCTAACATTACAACTTCTGACGGTGGTGGAAACGATCAAGATCAGATTTATGTAATCAAAGTTGACGATCATATTCTATTTGAAGATAATTTAATGCAGTTGAAGTTTGAAGAAACAAATGCTGGATCATTGACAACAAAAATGGTTGTTTATGGTTACAACGCATTTGCTTCTGGAAGATACCCAGCTGGCATGACAAAAATACAAGGAACTGGACTAATTACACCTAGTTTCTAATAAATTTGGTTAGGTGTGTCTGGCAACAGACACGCCAAACCATTAAGGAAAAATATGGCAAAAAAAGACAAAGAATTAATAGAAGCGCTGAAACAAGAGTTGAAGCACTACGAAATTTACAAGAAAGCAGATCGTGCTAAACAAGTTAAAGAAGCAATTAAAAAAGCTGGTGGATCAGTTGAAACAAAAACTGCAAAACCTAAAGCTGAAAAAAAAGTAGAAAAAAAGAAGTAGATCATGCCTAAACATTACGGTGGTAAAAAAATGAAAGGTGGCAAAAGTAAAGGCCGAAAAAAAAGGAAGTAACTTTTTATGGCAATTACTAATGGCTACTGTACACAAAATCAGTTAAAGCAATTTAACGGAATACCTACTTCTGATACTGCTGATGATGATCTTCTTGATGACGCTATAAATGCGGCAAGTAGGCAAATAGATACTTTTTGTGGACGTATTTTTTTTCAACAAAATGCAACTGCACGAAAGTTTTTTACTAACAATCTATATAGATTGCATGTAGATGATATTTCAACAACTACTGGATTAGTAGTAAAGTATGATGATGATGATGACGGTGTGTATGAAACAACTGTATCATCTTCAGATTTTCAATTATTACCAATAAATCAAGTAGTTGGTGGAATATTAATATCGCCTTTCTATATTGTTGAATTAATATCTGACGGTGATCATGAGTGGCCACTTGATTATTCAAGTAATAGGCCACGTGCAGAAATAACTGCTAAATGGGGTTATTCAGAAGTTCCAGAGCCAATAAGACAAGCTACATTAATGCTTGCCAGTGAGTTGTTCGCAATGCGTAATGCACCACTTGGTGTTGCTGGTGTAGGTGACTTTGGTGTTGTAAATATACAACAAAATAGGGAAATCACAAGACTGATTGCACCATTTCGTAAAGGCACTGTTTTTGGGTTAGCGTAATGGCAACAATGGCGCAGATCCGTGACGGTTTAAAAACAACAATTTCAAATATAAGTGGACTACGTGTTTATGATACAGTCCCAGATCAAGCAATAAATTTTCCAGTTTGTTTGTTTATACCAACATCAATTGAATTTGATCTAGCAATGCAACGTGGCACTGATCGTTATGAATTTGAATTAACCGTTGCAGTACAAAGATCAGATAGCAGAACTGCACAAGATAAACTTGACGCATTTGTAACTGGATCTGGATCATCAAGCATAAGACAAATAATTTATAACAATAAGACACTAGGCCTATCAGATACAGACGCTAGAGTTACAGAAATGAATAGTTACGCCGCTGATGTCAGTTTAAATGGTATTGACGCAGTAGGTGCTAATCTTACTATTGAAGTATTTACGAAAGGAAGTAGTTAATGGACTGTTGTGGAAACGGTTGTTGTAAAGGAACATAATGCCAAAATATAAAATTATAGGAAATAAAAAAGTAATGGGTAAGGTAAAAGGCAAAACAATAACTATTACAGATGAACAAGTGGCTAAATCATTAATTAAAGGTGGGCATATTGAAGCTACTACAATTAAAAAAAGACGTGCTAGAAAAAAAGACGGTACATTTGTCAAAGACGATAAAAGCACACCAGATGTAAATGAAGCATGGGAAGAAGTAGAAGATAATGGCTAAATTTGTATTTAATGACGGTAAAGTTTTCAGTGGTGGATATGATCTATCAGATAACGTAACTAATGTTAACCTTGAACTAACTGCTGAAGAACTAGACGCAACAACACTGCAATCTGGTGGATTTACAGAAAAACTAGCTGGACTAAAAAATTCAGAATTAACATTGGACGGTTTCTATGAAGCTGGTGCAAATAAACCAGACGCACTTCTTGGTACTTCAGTTGGTAATGAATTGATAGTGACAACCGTGCCCGATGCGGGTGTTGGCAATATTGCTTACTTTACTAAATCAAGGGAATTTAGTTACGAAATCTTTGGTGAAGTAGGTGAGATCGCACCATTTAGCGTAACTAAGTCACAATCGTCAGAAATCATGGTACGTGGCACAATAGCGCTTGACGGTGCAATAACTGCTTCTGGTAACTCTACTGGCGCTAATTTAGGTGCAGTAGGTGCAACAGAAAAATGTTATGTAGCGATCCATTGTACAAGTGTAAGTGGTACTTCTACACCAACAATAACTTTTAAATTACAATCAGATGATAATTCAAGTTTTACTAGCCCAACTGATCGGATCACATTTACTGGGATTACTGCAATTGGTGCTGACTTTCAAAGTGTCGCTGGTGCGATCACTGATACGCATTGGCGTTTAAACTACACTGTATCTGGAACAAATCCAAGTTTTAATATTCATGCAACAGTTGGCATAGAATAACACACATAACAAATCTATATATATAATATTTACAATTAAATCAAGAAAGGATTTATTAAATGGCAAAATTTGTATTAACAGACGCAAGTTTAGTTATCAATAGCGTTGATCTATCAGATCACGTAGCTAGTGTGACACTTGAACTTAATTCTGAAGAAATAGATACTACGGCTATGGGATCAACTTTCATGAGCAAAACTGGTGGTTTGAAATCTGGAACTTTATCCATTGATTTCCAACAAGACTTTGCAAGTTCTGAAGTTGACGCAACAATGTTCCCGCTTTTCGGGTCAACAACTGCATTTGTGCTAAAAGCAACAAGTGGATCAGTAAGCGCAACAAACCCAAGTTATAGTGGATCTATACTTGTTAACCAACATATCCCAGTTGCTAACGCAGTGGGTGAATTGGCAACAATGTCCGTTTCGTTCCCGACAAGCGGCACAATAACAAGAGCCACTTCCTAGTGGGCAACATAACCGTCACAATGTCTGACGGAACAACTTATGAATTAAAAGTAAAACCAGTTGATATTGTCAAGTTTGAACGTAAATTTGACGTGCCAATATCTGAACTTACTGAAACACAGAAGTATGAGTGGATATTGTATTTGGCTTGGTTATCTGCAAAGCGCAATGGCGTTACAGATGATTATGATACTTGGATTGAAAAAGTTGAAGAAATAGATGTAACTGGGGGAACTGATAACCCAAAAGGTTAAACAAGTTCATTGACGTAGTTGCTTTAATTAGCTTAGAAGTTGGGATAAGTCCCAACGAAGTAATGAACTTGGACATGGATATGTTTGAAGCACTTTTTGCAATGATTAAAAAAAGAAATAGCAATGGTAGCGAAACTTAATCATTTAGCAATTGATAATACTGAAGTAAAAGCAATTGTTAAAGAATTAGCACGTTATGGCAAAACAGACGTGTTAAAAGCGCTACGTGCATTTAATAGGGAAATAGCAAAAGAAGTATCTGACAAAGCTAGATCACTAGGTGCAAAACAACCAGTGCCAAAAGCAGTTAGATCTACAAAAAACATCAAACCACAAGCAACAAGAACACAAGCCAAAATAAAAATAGGTAAACCAAGTAACAGACAACCGTCTGCACTATCTATGGAATTTGGTCGTGATAGTTTGCTTGTACCCGTGCGCGGGTCATCTAAAATGCGTAAAATAGATCGTAACGCAGTTGGTAAATTACGTTATTCCAGACGTGGTGCAACATTTCCATACAGACGTTGGATAGGAAACCAATATGCTTCTGGTACATCAAGTTTTGGAAAATTTGGTAAGGGTGGTTATGTTGTACAAAGAACTGTTGCAAATGAACAAGATAGAATTATGACAACGTATAACGATCGCCTTTATGAAGCATTGGCAAAAGCAATAGGAAAGAAAATATAAATGGTAAAGATTAACCGTGAAGCAGTCATATCCATTGTCGGTAATGTTGACGGATTAGTTAAAGGTATTACACGTGGTCAACGTGCATTAAATGGTTTTGGCAAAGTTGCTGGTGGTATAGCCAAAGTAGGTGCAACTGCTATTGCTGGGCTTGGTGTTGCCGCTGGTACAGTCGGTAAAGAAATGGTCAACCTTGCTTCTAGTGCAAAGGAAGCTGGATCTGCATTTGATGTTGTTTTTGGTACTGGTGAAAGTGGTCAACAACTCAACGCCTTTGTTGAAGAATTTGCAAACAAAGCTGGTATGGCTAATTTTGAATTGCAAGATCTTCTTAAAACAACTGGTCAAGTTGTACAGTCTGTTGGATTTACTGCTGAAGAAAGCGCTAATCTTGGTGAACAGTTAGCAATAGTTGCTGGTGACGTAGCGGCATTTAACAACGTTCAAGGTGGTGCAACACCAGTTATGCAAGCATTTACCAAAGCATTACTAGGTGAACGTGAAAGTCTTAAAACCTATGGTATTTCTATTATGGAAGCAGACGTGCAAACAAAAGCGTTTGCAATGACTGGTAAAGAAAACGCAAAACAATTAACCCAACAAGAAAAAGCAATGGCAACGTTGGAATTGATCAAAGAAAAATCAATTGTTACACAAGGGTACTTAAACGCAGAACAAGATAGTTTTGCGGCTAAATCTAATGAAGCACGTGCAAAGCTAACAGAACTAAAAGCAACAATGGGACAAGAGTTACTGCCTATTGCAGAAGCATTGTTGCCAGTCATTGTAGATCTTGTACAAGAGATTGGCCCGCAATTAGTTGGTGCAATCCAAGCAGTAGCACCATTTGTATCTTCTATTGGTCAATTAATTGCACAACTTGCACCACCAATATTAACAATCGTATCACTGTTGCTGACAATGCTAGCGCCAGCATTTAGGAAGTTTACAGAAATAGTAGAAAAATACATAACACCATTTTTAACTAATTTACCTAAAAACTTTGAAAAAATGATAAATGCAATAATTAATGGATTTAACAGATTTGCAGATAAATTAAATAGTTTTGCAGAAAAAGCGCAAAACATTTTGGGCAAAATAGGAATTAAATTGAACATACCAAAACTAAAACAGTTTGAAAATGTTAGTTTGGGTTTTGCCGAAAATGAAGTTAAAAGATTAACACCAGATGAAATAGACGCTGGAAATGAGCTAGAAGCATTAATGGCTAGTAGTAGAAGTGCAAGCACTGGATTACAAAACGTTACCAATAACTACAATATCGGTGTTAGTGGTGGTGGTAATCCAGATGAAGTTGCAAAGAAAACAGTGGAAGAAGTTAAAAAGTTTACTGATCGTAACGGAACTTTGGGACGTGTCAAAGTCGGTGGTGGTGGATCTGGGGTTGTTATACTCTAATGGCACAACCAACAACACGTGTGCGCATTGGGTTTACTTCTAATACATTTACACTTGATGATTTAGCACGTGGTATTTTAGACACAAGCGAACTTGGTGGATCTACACCATTGACAGATGTAACAAGTGATGTGCAAAGTATTACAATAAATCGTGGTAGATCTAAAGATTTAGAAAGTTTTTTTACTGGATCATGTACAGTGCGTTTGTTAAATAATGCAAGAAAGTATGAAAATACTAATACAAACAGTCCATATTCACCCGGTATAGAGCCACTAATAACAATTCATATTGACGCTACAACAGACAGTGGAAGTACCTATGAAGATTTATTTGTTGGCTTTGTAACTGATATTAATTTAACATATCCAGATCAATCAAATTCATTTGCAGATTTTGTTGCTTCTGACGCATTTATGAAGATAGCCAATACTGAAATAGTCAATCAAGCATTTTCATCATCTACAAGTGGTGTAATGATCAGTTCAGTATTAGACAACAGTAACGTCAAATTTAGCGCTGGTGATAGAGATATTGAAACTGGCATATCTACAATGCAAGCGTTTTCTGATCTTAGTGGTAATACTTTATCAATACTACAACAAATAGAGCAATCAGAAAATGGTTTATTATTTATGTCAAAAAGTGGTAAATTAACTTTTAAATCACGTCATACAACGTTTCCGTCTAGTGCTTCTGCAATATTTAGTGATGACGGTAGTAATATACCTTATTTGTCTGTTGAATACTTAAATGATGACAACGAAATTTATAACGTTATAAATTTAACTAGAAATGGTGGATCAACACAAACTTCACAAGATACTGGTAGTCAAGGTAAATATTTAGTAAGAGCATTGTCAAGGGATCAATTGTTTAATAACACAGATACAGAAGTTTTGGACGCTTCCCAATTTTTGCTTGGTAAATTTAAAGACGCATTAATTAGATTTGATAATTTAATAATTGACGTTAAAGAACAATCAACATCAAATCAAAATGCTATATTATCAAGGGAAGTTGGTGACATAGTGCAAGTAGAATTAACACCACCCGGAAGCGGGGGATCACCAGCACAAGTAACAAGTTTAGAAATAATTGATAGTATTAGTTATTCAATTACACCAGACATATTTACATCAACGTTGATGTTATCAAACGCTGATAGACAAAGTTTTTTTAGGTTAAATAACACATTATTTGGTGTATTAGATACAGATAAATTAGGTTATTAATGACACACAATATAGAACATAAGTATGAAAGGATAAAATAAAAATATGGCATTATCTGGATATAAAGAATTTACAACTGGTGAAGTATTAACTGCTTCTGACGTTAATGCTTATTTAATGCAAGCTATTATGGTTTTTGCTGATAGTAGCGCTAGGGATAGTGGTATTGCAAGCGCCAAACGTGAAGAAGGGCAATTTGTATTTTTAAAGGATAGCAATACACTTCAATTTTATGACGGATCAAGTTTCGTAAATTTTATTGGTGACGGTGACATAACTGGTGTGACTATTACTACAAGTGGTACTTCTGGTCTATCTGGTGGTGCGGCCGCAACAAGTGGGGCATTTTCTGCAACATTAGCTGTTGATCCAAGTAGTTTATCTGACGGATCTTCTGTAACAGTAGATTTAGCAAACGATTTATTAATTTTAGAAGATGTCACTGACGGAACTGTTTACAAAGTAAAACCAAATCAAATAGCTGGATCTGGAACACAATGGGATCAGTTTTTGTTAATAGGTGCATAGAAAGGAAAAAATATAAATGGCTAACGCATACAAGGTACTTGGACAATTAGCAGACGCAAGTGCAAATGATGTGACACTTTACACATGTCCCAGTTCAACTGAAACTGTTATATCGTCAATAATTATTTGTAATCGTGAAAGCGCAACTAACACATTTAGATTAGCAGTAAAAGCTAATGGTGGATCAGTTGCAAACGAAGATTACATTGCTTATGACGCAAGTATTGGCGCAAATGACACAATAACAATGACGCTAGGAATTACAATAGACGCTTCAGACGTTATATGTGCTGGCGCTTCAGACGCAAATGTTTCTTTTAGCGTTTTTGGAACAGAAATATCATAGGTTAAATTATGTCAATAGTAAGCATAAACAATACTAATCTAAAAGGCATAAAAGCAAATTCAATAGTTGAAAGTAAATTTCAAGGTTTTACTGCTGAATATTTAGTAGTTGCTGGTGGCGCTGGTGGTGGATCTGGTGAAGCCAATGCACGTGC